CTCAAACACAAAGCGGATGTCAAGTTCTGGATGTTGTTTTTTTATCTGTATGTGTTTGCGTCTGTCTGCTGCCATAAACCGGCCCTTGACCTCAACTATAATACCATTCTTTAGAATATAGTCGGGGGTATAGGTACGGTAGGCTAGGTCTTCCCATTCTATCTTAATAGCTTCATATCTAAACGTAATCTTTTCAGCTTTTAATTTTTCTGCTATGGTTAGTTCTAGCCCACTACGATACCCATACTTACGTGCTGCTCTCCATGCTTTATGGTACAACGATATCTCCAATATAAGCTACGATGGGCGGCACTTTAGCCTGTGACATTACTGATGGATGTTCTTTCAAATCATCCCAGCAATCAAAACGATAAGCACAAAACTTGCACCCATCATTAAGTACTTTGTTGCCCGTCTCCTTACCTCTAAACTTCTCTGGTACTGGTTGAAAACACCTTTCAAATTTGTTCTCCTTTACTGTGTCTGCTGTCTTTTGTATTTTAGCTATTTCTGTATCTAAGTCAAGACCAGATGCAGGAAGATACTTGAATTTTCCATTGGCTTTGTTCACAACCCACCAGCCGCCAACATCTTTACCAGATGCTTTGGCATAACCAGCAAGCTGTCCTATATAACCAAACCCATCCCCATCAGCCAGCTTTTCATATGACTCAAACTTGTTACGATAGGACCAATCAGATGCTGACTTAACATCATCCACAGCCCCATTAACAACAATATCATATGTTCCATTAATGGATGTGCCGTCCAATTCAAGAGTGACATGTTTAGGTTCTTCATACTTTACTCCTGCCTCTTTCAATAAGCCTTTAAATACAGCCTCGACAATATCACCCAACATCATGTTCATTACGAATGTTGTAGGCAATGGTAAAGCTACCTCTGGTTTATTCTTCTCGTACCAGAGTTGGCAAGTGGGGCGACCTACGTTTGACATACGTAATTTAAAGTCGCCCCGCTTTTTACCACTACCAAACTGCTTATGCAGTGCTTCGGCAATGTCAGAAGAAACTTGCTCTATTGTCTCTTCTGACATCTCTGTTTTGCCTTTGACTGCATCTTCCATGTATTGATGGAGTGCTAGTTCAGCAGGGTGATGCATTATGCTACCTCATCTTCGACTTCAATGTCAACAAGATCATCGACCACGTTAACATCGTCATCTTCCATTTTAGAGTTAGCCTTCTCTGCCCATGCATTGATAATGTAGTTATTGTAATTATCAATCCAAGACATGAAGTCACCAAACAAGGCTTGGTCCTGCTCAGTTAACTCAATGGTTGTAGAAACATCCAGCGATGCCACAGGTACAAAATATGATGCCCCTGTTGGAATCTTACGCTCACTGGTATTCGCAGTGATAACATGCTGGATGGGCAAGCGTTGCATCTTTGCCAATGTTGTAAAGCTGGCACCGATCTCCTTAAAAGCATCACGGTTATCAATCTCCCAGATGAATGGGGTAGGTGCTACCTCAATGGCTTCACCATTCTCATTCGTAGGATTTACCAACTCCACTTCACCAAAGACGACACGAACACGCTTGATCTGTTTAAGCAGGTCTTGCTGTGACTGCGGGAGTGCCTTAAAGTCTTTGATGTATCCTGCGGGTTTACCACAGTTGAAACCACCGTCATTATCCTTGAGGTCAATGTCCAGTGTGTCTGCCATCACGCTCTTCACGTAACGATTAGGGTTCTTTGCATCACCCTGTACAAAACGCTTGTGCATGAAGCGTTGCATGAAAGGACGCATCTTGATAGATGTAGCGTAATGTGTAGGTCCGTCAGGAATTTCTAGCTTGTATGCGCCACCTTCTACCACTTCTACGTTCACTTTTTTGCCTTTTACTTCAGCTGTACCCATGATAGGGGCGTGACTGATGCGCAGACGAGCAAGAGAACTAGAAGATGATGAGGTCTTCTCATGTGCAATGCCCATAGCTTTCGCCATAGCGGCATAGTTATTCGTGTCTACTGTTGTCAATTGTGTCATACAATTCTCCTTTCTTTAGCGTTTAGAACCGTAGTTATATCAAATTACATCTTTGGTGTCAAGCCAATTTGGTCCTATTTTTGACTCTAATAACAAAGGAACATTAAAATCTATTCCCCACCTGCTTGTAATTAGATTTGGTAACTCCCTGTTAGTGGTGTTGATTGCTTCAAGCACAGCCTTCTCTTCATCAGGATGAACGTCAATGACAATCGAATCATGTACAGTGTTTACCACACAAGACTTCATCGTGTCAAGTAGTTTATCAATATAAAGAAGTGCTATCGGCACAATATCTGCTGTAGCAAAAGATTGCACAGGGTAGTTTTTTATCTGTGTGAAGTGTGATACCCGACCATTATACTTCCTTTCTACATCGGGGAATGAAAACTCACGGCCAGATGGTGTTACAATTTTCTGTGTCGTGATAGCTTCCGTAGCCAACTTGGCATGCCATGCTGACACGCCGGAATACTTGTCGTTGAAGTGTTCGTAGTACGCTGCCTCTGCTTTTGTGCGACCATATCCTGATGCGCCATATAACGGCGCGAAAGTATGCGCCTTCGCATCCTGTCGGCTCGTAGGCTGACCAGCATCGGTAATAATCTTAGCGGTGTATGCGTGTACATCAAACCCAGTAGAAACTTCTTCAATTGCAACTCCATCCTGTGATAAGTAAGCGGCAGCACGAAACTCAAGCTGTGCGAAGTCAGCCTCAAGTATCTTACCTCCATCCCATCGTGACACAAATACTTTCTTTACAGGAAACGTGCCGCCACGTGGCATGTTCTGCATATTAGGATTAGCACCAGACAGTCTGCCTGTCGATGTGCGATGCTGTAGCAAGCTGACATGTAGCATACCATCCTGCTTTGTGTAGTTCTTGATGCCATCAACAAAGGATGACAGATACGTATCAACAGCACTGAGCCGTCTGACTTTAGACAGGAACTCAACTGCATCATCCATACCCTTAGACTTAGCACCTGCCTCTAGCAATTGCAAGTTATTCTTGCTTGTACTGAAGCCATTAGCTGATGCCCACTTAGCTGTAGGTGGCTTGAACTTGAAGCCAGCTAGTGTGTCTGTGGGGTTGAACAGATAGCCATCTGTGTGGCACTTTGGACACTTACTTGGCTTGGCGAAAGGCTCACCATTCTTTTTAATCTTGCGTATGTACCCGCTACCGTTACACTCCTTACACTGCATAGCTTTTGTGCGATATAGTCGTTGGGTGCGTGTAGCTATAAGATGTCTGAACTCATCGTCAGGCATGTATGGGTCAATCATAGTAGCCCAGTCATGCTTATCTATAACCCTGCGTCCATATATAACCCAAGACAATTGTTCTGGGCTATTGAGATTGATAGGTGTGTCACCCATAACTTTACGGACATGTGATTGCAAGTCGTCAATAAGTTGACACTTCTCTTGTTCAAACTCTTGACGCACATCCTCAAGCACATTCAAGTCCACCTTGAAGCCCCGCTGATAGATACGTGCCAGTGTGACACATACCTGATTGGTCAGCGTGACTGTATCCATCAAGTTGCTGCTGGATGATTGTAGTTGCATCATCAGCTTGTCAGCTAGTTGCTGTGTAGCATGTAGATCAGCAGACAGATACTCAGACAATTCATCAAGGGGAATTGTACGTGTGCTGTATCCCTTCTTGAAATATTCTTTCAATGTGTCTTGCTTCTTGGTGTCAAGATTATATCGGTTAGCACATGCTTCAAGAGACAAAGGTTCTTTAATACCTCGCTGCAACACATACTCACCAAGCATTGTATCAAAGACAGGGCCATCATATTTAAAACCTGATTCCCACAGCCACAGTAAATCGTATGCTGCGTTGTGTGCAATGATGATAGTAGCTTGGTCAAGATAGCTTTGCACTAAGTCAAAGGACTGCTGGTCAGGAGAAGATGCCTCCTCGTGATCGAACACGACGATTGTTTCATCATCTATCTTAGTGCCATCTGGCAGTATAGCGGGTTGGTCACTCAGCATACCCACCATCGTAAGTGAGTTCTCTGGCTCAAACGGGTCAAGGTGTAACTTACCATTACGCTCCGTTGTCGTATTCTCTACATCTAATGTTAGCTTCATGCTGTATACCTCGCTGTTTGATATTCCAACTGGCAGTGTACACTACCGTGCCACCCTGTCAACTTGTTTTTTACAATATTGAGATGGCGTTCTATATCTTCTTCATCTTGCCCCTGCACAGGTGGGTTCTTGGCAATCAGGATCATCAGGTCAGCCTCTGCTGCCTTACCTGTACGACTACCTTCCATCATACTCTGGTTGAGTACGATCTTACCCTCTGCCTCTGCTGATAGCTGTGACATGTAGAATACGGCACACTCATGCTGCTTGGCAATCATACGGGCATGCACAGCATTGGCCTTTAGTGCCTCATCTGTACGTGCAAAGCCACCTGTCTTGGCGAACTTGTCACCCATGTCGAGCAGAACAATGTCGGGCTTGTATGCCTTACATATGCTCTCTACCCATGCCATGTCACGGCCTGTAGCATCCTTGATCTTGATACGGTTCTTTACCGGCTCATATAGATCACGTGCTTTGGATGGGTTTTCTTTGATGTCTCGCATCGTCATACCTGTAGCTGCTGTCAAATATCTGGCACCCACACGGTGATATCCTTCCTCATTACACAGGATAATGCAATTTGCACCCTGATGAGCAAAGCCACCGGGGCTGGCAATCAGGCTGGCATGAAACGATGTCTTGCCTGTGTTGGGACGTGCGCCAATCTCAATCAAGTGACCGGCGTTTACACCCTCAACCTTACGCACCAAGGTAGATATATTGAATGTCCATCGTGCTTCAAGATCATTACGTGCAAGCAATGTCTCAATGTCTATGTCATCCCACTCTACCTTGAGGTTGGGTGTGAAGTCATCACCATACTGCTCTAGCATCTGACGCAGAGGCTCAAGGCTAGACTTGTCACCATTGACATAATCAAAGCCAAGATTAGCGATGTCCTCACCGATAACCTGTTGAAATAGCTTAGACAATACCTCTTGTGCTACATCCCCGCCCATTGGTTGCTCACGCTTGATGTTGTTGAACAGAGATGAATACCCCTGCTTCTGTGCTGTTGTCATTGTAGGATTGTTCGCCATGAACAATGCCTCTATCTCATCAGGTGTAACGGTACGCTCGTAGCGATCCATTGCTGTGTCGATAGTCTGCTTAATCTTTCGTACATCTTTGCTGAACAGACGATCAGGGCAACGTGCGCCACGATGTTCGTCATAGAACTCTCTGTCCATCAAACTTCTAATCAGTGATAATTCCATCTAATTTCTCCATATCTGTCGGGTTACGATACTTTATATCATCTTCTAGTTTCAATACACGAACATCTGACACATGTCCACGTAATTCTTTTGCCATCTGTAATGTCTTTGGTAATGCATCGGGGTCTAGTGCAATTACCGCTGTCGAGAACTGTGTGAGATACCTTCTATGCGTATCTTGGAGAGATGTGCCAAGAAGCGCAACCCCGACAAAGGAACCGTAACCAACAACGGCTGCACTCACACAGTCCTCAACAACTACAGCGACTTTACCACAACCATGTGTGTATGGCAAGCCACTATTTCCATATCTTTTCCATTTAGGTATTCGCTTGGATAACGTCCTGCCGGTAGCATCCACCATCTTTCCATCCTGCATGACAGGAAATACAACACGATCCTCTTTGACATCATACAGTAAGCCAAGTTCATCCTGATCTAGCTGCCATCTGGCACACCACCTGTTCATATACAGCATGTCACGACGTGGTATCACATAGGGTGGCAGACTAAAGGGCTGCTCATCTGCTTTCTTTGTACCGGCAAAGCCAGCCTTGATGTCATCAACAGACAGATGCACACGGGTACTGCCACCAACAGTGCAGGATACCTTGTAGCAATTCCACAAAAGACTACCCATGTTGTTAGTTATACTGAACGTCTTGATACCCTTACATACAGGACAATTCATACGCTTAGTCTCACCATTAGCAACATCATAGTCATACGGGTTAATCATGTAAGTGTCCTTTCTATATGTATATATATTATATATAATATTAGTTCGCTGCGGCAGTTGAATGCTTATATCACGTTTTCTTACGTGCTGTCAAGGCATTATTTGCACTGATGAATGTATTTTTCAGATAGGGTTTTACTGATTGTGGATTAGCATGTCCTGTAACCGACATGATCTGTCCAATACCTACCTCTGCATCCACCATTTCTGTAACACCTGTGCGACGTAAGTCACTCAACCGTAGTTCTTTAGGCAACCCAACA